CAAAATTTGGTAATTTTACAACAGATAATGCAAAAATTAGCGGAAATATTTCTTTAGTATTTAAGAACTCAAATTCAGACGTTTTAAATCAAAAATTTTCAGTTACAGAAAATGGCTTATACTTTATATCTGCAACTCAAAGAGTCACAAATACTGCTGATAACTCTGAATCTGTAAAAATATTAAAAAATTCTGAATTACTTACAAGACACGATTTTAATATACCAACTGTTAATAGTAGAAGAGAAACTAATGTAACATTATCTACAATCGTATATTTGACAACAAGTGATATAGTTCTCATTACAAGAAGTAACTGCGATTATGTCTGTAGACAGAGAGATTTACTAATCTTTAGAATACTATAATCTACTTTTTCACAATACAGATGGATAAGTATTAATGTCACAAACATTTAGTTTATTGGAAATGTTACTGAGAAATAGTATGCTCCAACATTGTCATCATTATGAGCTTTTACTACATTTCCGTTTGGATCTATTCTAAAAACTCCACCTTTATTGCTATTTAAATAAAGTGAAGAAAAATAAACATATGTTTTAGGTCTAAAACCTTCAGGGAGATTTAAAACTATACTTCCGCTAGGTTTATTTAAAAATAAAGAACCACTATCTACTGTAAATGTAACAATATTTGCTATTTTAGTTAGTCTAGCAAATGTTAAACCTGGAACATTAAAATTATATTCATAAAATTTAGAGAAATTTTCCATTCTTATTGGAAAATTTCTTAACAGTTAGAACTTATACATATAACAATACATCAGATATAAATGCTGATACATATGTTCATTACACAGCAACAAGAATAATGAATTTTGTTGTGTTAGAAATTAAATTTGCTAGACCAGCGGCAAAAGATGTACTTTTACAAGTTGCAGATATGCCGTTAGAATTTAGACCAAAAAAAATAGAATATTTATCAGCAATGGCATCAACTGGAGGTGTAAAAATGGACTACAATTGGTTAAGATTAACTCCTGAAGGAAAACTTTATACCCATGATAACTCAGGAACTACTGTTAGAAACTTGCAAACTACTGTTATTTACGAAGCTGTTAATTAATTTAACTTCTTACAAAATAATGTTACAGTGTAAGAACGAGACATTTTATTTGTAGAGTAAACTACTGTGATTTCAGTATTACTTCTTTCATAATCAAAACCAATATAATCAGTTTCTTGGATATTATCTTTCCAAAAAACCGATGCTGTAAGTATTTCATAACCTTGTGGGGCTATATACTTCATATGTATTTTATTCCCTGTGTCTATGTTTGGGCTTGATTGATATGTAAAAATTCCAATATTGCTTAAATTACCATTAAAAGTACTTTGATAACTTCCATTGCTTGTAAATGTAATTAGATTTTCCAATAAGAATGGAAAATCTAAACAGAAATTGGAAAATACTATGGCAAGGAACATCCCACGAAGTACAGTTTTATACTACTAACATTGGTGTAAATATAAACTTTGATAATATTTTTTCTCTAACAATTGTAGGAAATACTACTTGTACTATTCCTAGTGTTTTATTAAAAAAACTAGCAATAAATCAAGAACTTATCATTGGTCATGATAATGGAGTTAGATCTGATGCTGTATTTTTCTTTAAAAAAATAAGTAATACATTTGGAATTTTTGGAACTAGAGGAGTCGCAGAAGATATCCACTTACATGGCTATAATACATTAATTATAGAATATTAAATATAAGCAACATTGATAACAACTGTTCTAGAATTGCCCGAAGGAACAATATGCCCAACGATAGCAGTGTCAGATTCATAATTATAAGTACAGTATTCACAATATCCAGCACTTTGCCCAGTACTTACTGATACAATTGTAGAATTCAAAGGAATTCCAATTTTATTTTTAAGATTATCGATTCTGCTTTCTGAAATGATTAATGTCCCCGCATTTATAGATATATAATCTTGAGTTGTTGCAGAGTATTTTTTTATTTTGATTAAATTTTCCATTCTTATTGGAAAATTTGTCAACATTTAAAGTTCAAGAATTATATTCAACTCCAACTGGGATAAAATTTACTGTGTTTCAGTGTGGTAATTTAATTCTTGTTGCTGCTTATACACACAATACAGAAAAAATAATTTATGGAGTTCCATATAGATGTAATTTAGCTTACGATTGTTACAACACAGCATCATCTATAACAGGTAATAATGGAAGTAGTGGACATTTTATATTAAAAAATAATATTTTAGAAGTTAACTCTACAAACAGAGATCTACTTCTTACTAATACTTTTATGGGGCAATTAGTAACTTTTTTAAAGTAAAATTTAAATTCTAGCAATTATTAAGTAAGAAACTAAACCTTTTCCGCTGCAGTGCTTGACTATATACATAAAATAATTACTAACTATAAAAAACTTTAGTAGTATAAGCACTAAAAGCTACAATATTTGAAGAAATAACACCGTTTTTAATAGAAATTTTGTGGGGTTGATAAAAATATATATTTTGAGAATTCCCAATCATATAAGTTAAAAAATCTCCATTTAAAGTTAAATTATTTCCAAAATTATAGATTAATCCGTCATTCCCTACTCTAAAATTAGATTTTACTAGTAAATAGCCATTAATTATTGTATTAGTATCATTACGATAGTTTATAACAATAGTAAAATTAGAAGTGTCTACTTCTATAACTTTGAATAAATTTTCCA